GTTATGCCTAGCGATCCTAGTTATCTTGATGTTATCGTAACTGTTGCTTTGTTTGGTCAGGGCGTTATCTTGTGTCTCATGGGTATTGAAAGAATTAGGGGTACCGAGTGATCGGTAAATCTAAAAATAGGTGCTTGACAATTGTACCTGTATGTTGTATACTGTAGTTTCTTTAATTGATAAAGGAGTTTTATTATGGCTAGTACAAAAACTGTAGTGAAGATGAAACCGTGGCAGAAAGTTTTGACCTTGATGCTGTCTGGTAAACCTGTAACTGTTGCACAGATTGATACAATCTTGGGTAAAGAAATTTACACGTATCGGCTGTCCACTTATATTTGGAATATCAAAACCATTGCTATGGGTACCGTCAAAGCTATCAAAGACGGTCGCAAAGTAACTGGTTATCAGTTGATGAATGTCGCTGATATGAAAAAATATATGGATCGCGTTGGTGCTGTTGTTTTCGTTCCAGGTCAAATTGAAAAGAAACCGTCTGTTGCTAAGATTGCCAAACTTAAAGATTTGGCTGCGAAGCCTGTGAAAAAACAAAAGCCTGTTGTTGCTCCTGCAGCACCTGTCGTTGCTGAAGTGGAAAAAGCAAAAGATAAACCGGCTAAGCAAGAAGAAAAACTTGAGGTTGTCGAAGTTACTGAACAGCAATAATTACTCAACCCTCGATGATACCTCGGTGTTAAAGCACCGAGGTTTTTTACATATGAATATTTTTTATCTACATAATGATACACGAATTTGTGCTGAAATGCACAATGATAAACATTGCGTAAAGATGATCCTTGAATATGCTCAATTACTTTCAACTGCTCATCGTATTCTTGACGGTACCGAGTATCTTGACAAAACTGCGAATGGTCGAAAAATTAAACGTTGGCGTTTAGAAAATTCTAATCTTGAGTCGATGCTTTTCAAAGCATCACACGTTAATCATCCTTCTGGAATCTGGTGCCGCAGAAACACATCAAACTATATGTGGCTAGCTGAATTGCTTGAAATGCTTTGCGGCGAATACACTTATCGCTATGGTAAAGTTCACAGTGTCGAGAAGTCTGGTTTGATGCAGATGTTAAAAAATAATTTCCCAAACAATCTACCAGAGGGTTCATTCACAGAACCAACACCAGCGATGCCTGATGATGTAAAAGTGACCGGTGATTCGATTGCATCATATCGTAATTACTATATAAAGAATAAAACTCATCTTGCGAATTGGAAGATGCGACAAACGCCAGACTGGTACATTACTAAATAACATTATGCCAACATACGAATTTTTAGATACAAACACGCAAGAACAATTTGAAGCCATTATGCGTATCTCGGAGAGAGAAATTTTTCTCAAAGAGAATCCTCATATTCAACCAATCATTAGCGCACCCATGATAGTATCGGGCGTTTCAATCAGGGATAAAGTACCTACTGGATTTAAAGAAGTATTATCTAAGGTATCTGAAGCCCATCCAACAAGTCCTGTAGCCCGCCGATACGGTAGAAAATCTATCAAGGCTGCGCGAACCGAACAGGTAGTCAAAAAGCATGTAGAAAAATTCATAAAGCGATCTACTGAATAATGCTTTGTGTTAACCAACAAAAGATTTTTTTCACCGGGGATTACAATTCTGTAATCCCTTTTTTACTTTTGAAGGATGAAGATGAGCAAAAAATTACAAAAACAAAATCATTTTGCCTTAAAGAGAGTTAAGCCATTAACTATTAATCAAGAGGATACATTCAGAGCATTCTATGAGGGACAACACTTATTACTTCATGGCGTAGCAGGAACAGGTAAGACATTCATATCACTTTATCTTGCGCTTAATGAAATTCTCAGAGGCAATTCTAATTTTGATAAAATTGTAATTTTACGTTCAGTAGTACCAAGCAGGGACATGGGATTTCTTCCAGGTAACATAAAAGAAAAAACAAGAGTGTATGAGGATCCATATCGTGAGATATGCGATGATCTTTTTGGTCGCGGTGATGGATACGACATACTACGTAACAAAGGACTGATAGAATTTGGTACTACTTCTTATCTACGCGGTATAACTTTCAGAAACGCTATCGTAATAGTTGACGAATCGCAGAATATGAATTATCATGAGTTAGATACTGTTATCACACGTATTGGCGAAAATTGTAGAATTCTATTTTGTGGTGATTATCGCCAAAGTGATTTATCGAAGTCAGATCGTACCGGTCTGTTAGACTTCATGCGTATCATTGATAAGATGGGTTGCTTTGAAAAAATTGAATTTGATACTAATGACATTGTTCGTTCAGCATTAGTTAAAAATTATATCGTAACTAAATTGGAATTAGGATTTGCATAATGCTGCGACAGTTTGAACATATACAATTAGAATCACTTGATTTTAAAATGAAACAAGTAACAAAAGAAGATGGAACCAGACGGTATGAAACTCCGTCTGGTAACTCTTATCCTTCTATTACTACTGTTCTATCTTCTTACAATAAAAAACATATTATCGAGTGGCGTAATAGGGTAGGAGAAATCGAAGCAAATAAAATTTCCAGTAGAGCATCACGGCGTGGTACCGCACTTCATAAAATTTGTGAAGAGTATCTTTCAAATGAAATGACACCGATGAAGTGGAAGACTATGATGCCAGACACTAAAGAATTGTTCAATCAAATGAAAGAACCGCTGACGAATAACATAGGAAGAATTTATTGCCTCGAAAAGTCTTTGTATTCTGATATACTTAAGATTGCAGGACAGGTAGACTGTATTGCAGAATGGAAAGGTAAACTTACAGTAATAGACTTCAAAACTTCAAGTAAAGAAAAAAAAGAATCATATATAAAACACTACTTTATGCAATGTAGTGGCTACGCTGAAATGTTTGAAGAAAGAACTGCGTTACCAATCGAAGATATAGTAGTTGCCATAGCCAATACAGAAACAGGCAGAGTGCAAATTTTTGAAAAGAAAAAGCACGAATATCTAGACGATCTAAAAAAATTGATTGCTGATTATGGTAAATGATTTTTAGTAAGTAAACTGTAAGTTAATTGATGCGTTATTTGTTATGACCGTCTTGGTCTTTTTTAAAACAGGAGAATCACCATGAAATACATCACTGCTCTTATTGCTGCTCTTTTTGTTACCGTTTCTTTTGCTGCTGATAAAGCCGCAGATAAGAAAGCAGAACCTAAGAAAGACGAAAAGAAGGCTGAGGCAAAGAAGTAATATAGTATTGACAATTGATAAATACTTTGTTATGATGTAGTTTAAATATCCGGTCAGCACTGTGGGAAGCGCAAATCGACAAGACTAGAACAAGGTTCGAATCCAAACCGGATAAAAGAATTGTTGTAATCCCTTCAAAGCGAAGGACTTCTGGACGGCGGTTCGATTCCGCCCACCTCCACCAAAAGCATACTAGAGTGACGCTGGGGAAGAGTAATAGTCAGCGGTAAATAAATCTTCCAAGTATGCTTCTGATGGGGGTGACTAGGTTTCGACAGCGGTAGATAGCAGAGACGGCAACACGATAGGCGATGATCGTAAATCAAGCAAAATCTATAACTGCAAACGATGAGTTATACGCTCTAGCTGCTTAATGCACTAGATGAGGTTTCGCCAACTGTCCTTATCACCAAATCAGTTGGCATACATTCACACAAAGGAGTAAGTATGAAAAAAGCAATTCTTGCTGTATCGTTGATGTTCGCAACTGCCGCTTCGGCAACTGATCTAACTGTAATGAACGGTCGTGACAAAGTATATAACAAAGATATGGTTCAATACTCTGTTAGCCAATCCGTTGTTGGTTTGAAAGTGACAGGTTCTTTGCAGGATGTTCGTGATACTTACAGGGCAGTCGGTGTATCAGTAGGAAAGCCTTTTGATTTGGGTAAGGGTTTTTCTGTTACTCCTGCCGTAGGTTTTCAACAAGTCAATCCTGAAACAGGTAAGAATGGTTGGGCTTCAACTGCTGGTGTAGGTGTTGCATATGCATTGAATGCTAACGCTGCAATCGTTGCAGATG